TTAATTTGGCGCGAGATACCCCTCTTCGCTCGCTATGACTCCCATCATGGCGTATGCGGAGAGCGAGACGATGGGGTAATTCTTGTCCACCTTGAACTCATCCATAAAGCGGTTGAGATAGTTCCTCTCGTTCGCGTCCTTGTCGTACTTCGCCGTGAACTGGTCGAGGGTGAGCTTCCGGGCCTGGTCGAGCTTGATCTGCGCGACGAGCGCCCTGAAGCCCGCCGGGTCGTCGGGGAAGACCGCAAAGCCGTGCTCGTCCTTGCCTGTGGCCTCGCGCTGGCCGGCGTAAACGAGATTGCCGGGGTTGTGGTTGCGCTGGGGGATGTTCACTTGTGCCCTCCGCTTTTCATCACTGCGTCGTGCGCCCCTTCGAGCGTAGACAGGCGCTTCTCGTGCTCATCCATGTGCTTCCATAGTTCCGCCTGGTTTCGGTCTATCTGGCGCAGCGTGCGCACGATAAACCAGCCGATGATCATTATCGCCAGGGTAACGTATGGGTTGATGTCGTGCAGCAGGTCGAGGGCCATTGAAGACCTCCTTTATCCCGTTGCCACGAGGTACGCGGCCCGCGCTGCCTTCTTCGCGGTATAGCGGGTCTGGAGGGTAGCGGGCAGGTCGGCCGCCGCATAGTTGCCCTTGGCGATCGCCGTGTCGATAAGGTCTTCCACACAGCGGGGCATATCCGCGTCGGTTGCCTGCAACGCCACGCAAGCCGCGTACCGGTTGGCGCTCACCGTGACCGTACTGCCGCTCACGGCCGCCACGATCAAGAGCACGCTGAGATCGCTCTGCGAGTCAGACGCCTGGTAAGCGTACTCGTTGGTCTGGGCGACGTAAGACGGGGCCTCGAAACGCGCCCCTGCCACCGCACCGTTCGATATTGTAAAGACGACATTCGGCATCTGATTCCCTCCCTAATATGTCTCAACCCATGCAGCGATGGTCGGGCTGCCTGAGCCTAAAACGGCTTCGTAATAATTCCCTGCAAGCACCCAAAACCCTACGCTCGGGGATACGTCATTGGTCGCCCAAGCCACTTGAGCTATCAATGTAGACGGTGAGCTGCTCGAATCACTGTAAAAGACTATTGAGGGGTTTGTCCCACCGTATACACTGATATTAACGAACATCGGCTTGCCCGTCGTGTTATGGTAGACTGCCCCGAAGGTCCGCGACCCCGTGACGACGTTCTGCGTGCTGACTCCACCGCTGCCGCCGCTCGGCGTGTTCCACGTCCCGTCCTCCCGCAGATACCGCGTGGAACCTGCGCTGCTTCCCGGATCGGGCACGGCCCCGGAAGCATGGCTGGACCCGGAAGCGCCGAAAACCGGCAAATCGGAATTGAGGGCGATTCCCAAAGTGTTCGCGGCCGTGCGCTTGACCAGCCCCGTAGAAGACAAACCCGTAATTGAGTCCTGGCTGACCGATCCGCCGAGGGAGGTCGCATTCCCGGCAATTGTGATAGACGTGCTGGCAAGGGGAGTCTGATAGTCTGTACCCGCAGAGGCTATGCCAAGGGTATTGGTCCCCGTCCTCCTGATAATCCCCGTAGAGGACAGCCCCGTGATGCTGTCCTGGCTTACGCTGCCCCCTAGGGCTGTGGCGTTGCCTGCTATGCTGATCGAGTTGTTCGCCAGGTTCGCGTTAGTTATCCCGGCCGAGCCGGAGAGGTTGCTGTTCGTCAGGCCGGTTATGGTATTCGAACCGGCCGCTATCGTCTTGTTCGTCAGGGTCTCTGTGGCCGACGGGGTGCTGTAGTCCGTCCCTGCTGTGGCAATCCCCAGGGTGTTCGCAGCCGTGCGTTTGACCAACCCCGTAGACGACAAACCCGTTATTGAATCCTGGCTGACCGATCCGCCGAGGGCAGTCGCATTCCCGGCAATCGTAATGGACGTGCTGGCAAGAGGGGCCTGGTAGTCGGTCCCGGCTGTGGCAATGCCAAGGGTATTGGCCCCCGTCCTCTTGATAATCCCCGTAGAGGACAGCCCCGTGATGCTGTCCTGGCTTACGCTGCCCCCGAAAGCGGTCGAGTTGCCCGCCACGGTGATGGAGTTGTTCGACAGGGCCGAGTTGGGGATATTTGTGAACGTATTGCTTGAGCCGGACATGCTCTTGTTCGTCAGGGTCTCCATGGCCGATGGGGTGCTGTAGTCCGTGCCTGCCGTGGCGATCCCCAGGGTGTTCGCGGCCGTGCGTTTGACCAACCCCGTAGACGACAAACCCGTTATTGAATCCTGGCTGACCGATCCGCCGAGGGCCGTGGCGTTGCCTGCTATCGTGATCGAGGAGTTCGCCAGGGCCGCGTTCGGGACGTTTGCCGTCGAGATCGTCCCGCCCGATATCGAGATGCCTGTCCCCGCTGCCAGGGCGGGCTGGCCCCCCAGGAGTGAGAGCATCGCCGCATAATTGGCCGCGCCCAAAAAGGTCTGCACGTTCGCGGAAGGCGCAATCGCCGCGTAGAGGGAAAGATTGGCGCTCGATGCCTGGTAGGCGCTGGCCGCTGTGAAAGCCGCGCTGCCGAGCGTGCCCCCGGCGCCGACATTGAGGCTTGCCCCGTCCGTGCCCAACAAGGTAAGGGAGTTCTTGATCTGCACGAGCTTGCCCGCAGGGACGATGACCTGCCCCCCTTGCTGGCCGGGGCCGCACAGCAGGTTCCATACCCATGACTGGCTTTGCGTGTTCCATGTATAGCAGTCTACCGCCTGGGCGAATGCAACCTGCCCGTGGCAGCCCGCCATCGCCCATATTGCAACAATACAAAAATAGCCGAAGAGTCTTTTCATAAGCGCCTCACGTCTTTATGATGAAGCTCACGGCGGCGAAGGGATTCATGACGGGCATGGCGGAGGTCGCCGCGCCCGTGGGCGTCGCTGCGCCCGTAAGTGTCCTCGCCGCCTCCATCGCGTAGAAGTTGTCCTGGTTCCCGGTGACGCCCGTCACTATGTACCCCTGCGGCGAGCCGGCGGCGCCGCCTGTTGACGTGGCGTTGTAACCCGTGTCTCCCGGTAGCGTCACGGAGACCGTCATGCCCGGGACTTCCGGGGCGGCCTGGGTATGGGCCTCCTGGCCGCCGTAACTGCCGAGCGTCCTGTTCGTCCATTTCGCCCGGCAGGCCCATGTGATCGTGCCGTCCGTGACCGTGCCGCCTATCGTCGTGGGCCACGTGGGTTCCGTTGTCCCGCTCGTTCCCGCGGTCGTCGCCTCGTAGACGTAGTTATATGAGGCCGTCGGCTTTACGCAGTAGTTCTGGCTGTACGCAGTGCCGGCCGCCCACGCGGGGGGCATCGCCTGCCCCGCGCCTATCGGCAAACGCCCTCTCAGGTCGGGGAGGTTGAAGGTAGTCGAGCCGTCGCCCGGTCCGAATGCCGCGCCGATCGCGTTGTAAAGGGCCTGGTAAGTGTTCCGCGAGACGGCCGAGCCGTCGCAGAGTAGCCAGCCCAGGGGAGCTAAAGCGCCGCCGTACATCCTCATCTCGCCCGTGATGAAGCCTATCGAGTTGTAGGGGAGGGACGAATGGACTGAGGACGTGATGATCCCCGTAGCCACGGCGGAAAGGCCCGCGTCGAGCGCGCCTGCGTCCCAGGCGACGGTGACCGTCGTTGTTATGGGCGACCCGGAAGCTGCCGAATTAGAGACAGTCCCGTATATGATCCCCGCCGCGACGCTCGCTTGCACGCGCTGGCCCGCCGGGAAGAGCGCCGTCTGGTCTCCCGGTGTCGAGAACTGCGTAGCCGAAAGGTAGGTCAGCACGATGCCCGTCTGCGTGATCCACTCGGTGACGCCCGTGGGGGCCGTGTTCGGCATGGAGGAGACGTTGTCGACGGACCATACCTGGACACCGTTTACGTCCTGGAGCACCAGCTTCGTGTAGCCGGAAAGCCAGACGTCGGCCTCGCCGTTTGCATCGAGGATGACGGGGTTCGGGTTCTGCACCGCCCCGCTCGAATCGGTATATGTAGCCTTCAGAAACCCCGGGCCGCTCGTGCCCGGCTGGAGGGTCCACAACTGCCCGCCCGCAAGCGGGTTGCCTGTGCCTGGGTAGAACGCCCTGAACCGTGGGTAGGGCGCGATCGATGTCTGTGCCATATCTCACCTCAAAAGTTTATCCCGTACCGCCTGCCTTCCAGGATCGCATCCCGGAGCCGCGCTACGCCCGCGAAATCGACGTCGATGTTAATCGCATCTACCTGGCCTGCGCGCTCGGTCCCGAGGCGGACGACCTCCTCGATGGAGTCGCCTAGGGCGATCACGCACCCTAAGCTGTCGAAGGGCGGCACCGAGTAATAATCGCCTCCGCGCCTGACGGCCATGCGCAGCTTTACCCAGCGGCGCATCTCCCTTGGGAAGGAGATATTGACGAAGGTCTTCGCCGCCTCCGACGATTCGATGGTGACGGCGAAGGCGTACCTGTGCCGCATGACCGGGCTTACCTTTTGGCCTGTCGCCAGGCCGTAGACGACCTCCGGGTAGTTCTCGATAAGCTCCGACTGTATGGCTGCGACGCCCGGCGCAGCGAGGCGGATCGTCGGGTCGATCAGGTAGGGCACACGGTCGCTGGAGATCTTGAACTCCGCGCTGTAAAAAAAGCGCGTCCTGTGCCTCCTGAACTCGGGGGCAAGCCCCGCATGGATGGCGCCCAGCGCCTCCGGCAGCTCGCTCGCGGAGCGGTAGACGCGGCTGATGATGCCGCTCCCTTTGCTCTCGTAGCCCGCGGTCGTCGGGAAGAGGAGCTCCCCGTCCCATGTGATTGCGTCGATCCCCGGCTCGACGCCCGGCAAAAGCTCCTCGCAGACGAAGACCACGTCTTCCTTGAACGGACCGACCTTGTACGCGATGTAGTCGATCCTCGACTCCGAGGAGCGCTTATCGTGGTGCTTGAAGGACTCCGAGATGCCCCGGAACTCGTTGTCCACCTTGATGTAATAGTCCCTGTGCTCGTCGCAGAACTTACGCAGCGCCGCGATCCCCTTTATCCTGTGCGTCTCGTGGACGGGCAGGCCGTTCCGATCCTGGCGCGTACGGCCGTGCCAGCGGTCGAGCTCCAGCGCTTCCGCCGCCCCTGCGCCGGCGACGGGGTAATCGTGTTTTTTGAGCCATTCGACCAGCTCTGCGCACTGCGTATCGGGGACGAAGATAAAATCGGCCCCGTCTATGTGGTCCTCGAAGGACTCGATCCGCTCCAGGCCGTCGAGGCCCTTGCCGATCAGCCCCCTGAACGGCTCCGGGAAGGCGTCGCGGCAGGGGACATAATACTTCACTGAGGCACAGTCGCGGACGAGGCGCAGGGCATTCTCCGTGAAAAGGCCCAGGTCGTAGACCAGGCAGGTCTTGTTCGACAGGTTCATATAAACCTCACCATGCTATCCGTCCGCCCCGTCCGCCGCTCCGGGGGATAATGTCCGCCTCCGTCTCCGACCATGCGCCGGCCCCCTTGCGGCCGTCCGGCGCTGCCTCGAAGTCCGTCACCCTGCCCTGCTCAACCCGGTAGGTATAGCGGCCTGGCGGGCTCATTGCGATCTCTGCGGCGAGCGGCCGTGAGGCGTTTCCCGCGAGGGCGGCCAGGCCGCCGGGCGTGAGGCTGGAGGTGACGCGGAACGCGTGCTCCCCCGTCGCCTCAACCTCGAAATCGGCAGGGATGAGCCTGGAGACGTGGGGGTCCGACTTCGCGAGCGTAAGTAGTCTGCGCAGCGCCCCGTTGTCGCCCGTCTTGATGGCGTGGTTGGCGAAATGGCCGAGGACGCGGAGCTTGCGCCGCCCTGCGTGGAGGATGCCCGCGTGGGCGCGGGCGTGCGCCTGGCCGGCAAGCGCCGGATGGACCATCGCTGCGTGCACGGGGTGCGCAGCCGTGAGGCCGGCCGGCCGCACAGGCAGCGCCCGTGCGGAGAGCGCCGGGTGCACCGGGCGGGCAGCCGTGAAGTGCGCAGGCCGCATCGCGCCGCCCTGTCCCGCCGCCTTCAGCGCGAGCACCCTGCGGCGCAGGTGGTTCATCCGCATCGCGTCGCCCATCGCGGCAACGGCCGCCATGTCGCGCAAAGCCCCGCCCCGTCCGCCGCGGCCCGGACCGCCGCGCCCGTCGCCGCCTTCTGTGCCGGCCATCAAGTAATTGACCCTGTAAGGCATATGCCCTCCTTTTTCGTCTATAGATACGAGCTGTAGTCGGACAACCCGTAGTAGCTCAGGGGCGAAAGGCCGCTGCCCGTCTGCAAGCCGCTGCCCGAGCCGCCCCTCCCGAGGCTTTGCAGGTATGGGTTGTAGCCGCCCGCAATCTGGTTCGCCAGGCTGTTAAGTCCGCCCGCGTAGGCGTTTGCCACTCCTATCTGGCCGGAGGCCAGGGCGTTCGCCGCATTCACGCCGTACTGTCCTGCCGTGTTGGCTGCCTGGAGACCCAGGTTTGCCATCGCCTGCGACTGGGTCTGCCCCGTGTTCGACAGGCCGGCCAGCATGTTGTAAGGCATCGTGTACTGCGAGTTGAGGTTCTGGCCGTAAGTGTTGAGCGCCTGGTTGTAGTACTGGTTCATGTAATTCGCCGCGTTGTTCTGGGCGAACTGCTCAAGGGCGGTCCCCATGTTGCCTGAGCCGTAGTTGCCCGCAGCCGCGCCGCTCGCTGCCAGGGCGTTGACGCCCTGCTGGGTCGTCCACCTGTAGTCCGGGTCGGAGGCGATCTGCGTAGGGTCGAAGGAGAAAGCCGGGATGTTGAGGAGTCCCCCCTGCTTCGACGCCGGCCCCGACGTGACCCCCCCTGTTGTGTATCCGGGCAGTCCCATTCCGTAAGACAGCGCGTTGACGCCGGTCTGCCCTGCCTGGAGCCAGGGCTGCATGTTTGCCTGCTGCTGGAGCCATTCCTGGTACTGAAGCTGCTCCCCCGCCAGGTCTGCGTCCGCTATCGTGCCGGCCGCCGAGCTTGCCGCGTTCGCCTGCATAGCGCTCCCCGCCAGGCCGAGGCCCCCTAGGAGCGAGCCGCCTATTATCGATGTTGCACCCATCTCATCCCTCCTTGTTCTTGAATAGAGGCGCCGTTCCGTTCGGTCCGTCTTTGAGGACCTTGACGTAGTACCTTCCGAAGTCCGCGTAGTGCATCCCCTCAAAGAGGCGGTAGACCCCGTTGTGCATCCCGCCGTGGGTCATCATGAGCTGCGCCCCGGCTCCTTGCGCCGCCCTTTCCGCAAGGCGCACGAGTCGTACCCCTTCGCTCCCCTTGCGGTAGTCTGGATGCAGGAAGAGCAGCGGGACCGAGCCGCAGACGCAGGCGTAGTGGGGATGGGGCGCAACGACGACTATCGCCGCCGCCTTGAGCCGCCCCCTGTCGTTCCGACCGGCGACGATCCTCAAGCGCCCCGCTTTTTCCAGCGCCGCATATAGCTCCCAATCGACGTCCGGCGGGAACGCGTGGAACGGCGCTGCCACGTCCTCCCAGTATAGGTTCGCCATCAGGAGCATCTCGCCCCGCAGCCTTCCGTCGAGTTTTTCTATCCCGTAGTCGAGCATCGTATCACCCCCACGCCCGTCTTATCCAAGGTATTTCCATGCGCTCCCCGTCCATCTGTAGTAGCCCTCACCGTTGCCGGGGTTCCAGTCCGTCCCGTTCGCGTACGCCAGCATTCCCCGTGTGTGGGGAGGCTCGGCTTTCCCGAATCTCGGGCTTGTCGAGTCGATCCACGCGAGGGCCGCGCCCGTCGCCGCAACCTCGGCGAGCCATTGCTGCCAGGCGGGATCCTTCAGGGGGAGGGAAGTCGACGGGAATTGCTTGATCATGTAACACCTCCGCACTCATTCAATCGACGCTCCTATGATGACCCTTTTGACGGGGTCCGATATCGCAATACGGAAAATCCTGTCCCGGAACGATCCCAGCCTGCGCCAGACTGCGCGGGTTTTGTACCGGCCGGCAGCGCCCATCGATGCCGCATACTCGCCGGACCACCTGTGGCCCCCGTCGTCCGACCAGGAAAGGGCGCAGGCAGGCGCGAAGCCCGTCGCAGCGTCGCCGACGCCGGTCTCCATGTCCACCGTGAGTCTCCTGATGAAGAGCGTGGAGAGGTCGTTCGGGTCGAAGATGTGCTGGGCCGTCCTGACGCTGACGAGCGGCAGGCCGTTATCCGTGTATACGTCCGAGCGCATCGCGTAGATGTTGCCGCTCTGCCAGTCGCCTACGAGGTGCGCCCCCGCGAAGGCGGCGTAGCAGTTGCCCACGTGCCGGCCGACCGTGTACGGTGCGCTTCTCCACGTTGACCTTTCGTGCCACATGGCGGTCGATGCGTCGAAGACCCACGTGGCGTTGCCCGCCGGGAAGGTCAGCACGTAAAACGTGTGGCCCCCTTCCGAGTAGCAGTAGCCGAAGGCGTCTGCCAGCGTCGGATAGAGTCCCATCCGGTAGGCGACCTGGGGCGGGCTGACGATCTGCGGCGCGTACCCGTAGAGCGAGACGACGCCCACGAACTCGCCGCCATCGTTGTTCCGCTGGCTCGCCAAAAAGAAGAGCGAGTCGTTGCCCCTGGCGACCGAATAGGGTGCGGGTGTCCCGTAGTCGATGACCGCCCCGGGGACGCGCAGGAAAGGAAAGCCCTGGCTCGTCGGCGTACCGGCGTCGTACCAGACCTCGGACGTGTACTCCTTTATGATCCAGAGCTGCTGATGGAGGTTCGCCAGCGCCCTCACCGCGTCCGGCGCCGCCGAGACGGGGGACTGCGCAAGGGCGTTCCAGGTCGTACCGTCGTACAGGTCAGACGCGCACACGTTCATGCTGCCCTGCGCGGCGGCGATGAAATAGCCGTCGATGTACGTGAGGCTTGCAGCCCCTGCCGACGGGAAGCCGCCGCCCGCGCATTCGCTGAAGACGCCTGTCGCCGTGTTGTAGATGTAGCCGTTCGCCCCATCCACGATCATGAGCTGGTTCCCGCCCACGCCGGAGTCCCCCGCGCCGTTGTCCGCCATGAGCACCCTGCCGGTCGATGTAGTCAGGAGGCCGAGGGCGGGCGAGACGATGCCGGCGGCAGTCACCGAATAAAGCCTGCCTCCCGCGACGACGTAGAGCACGCCGCTCATCACGTGCATGCCCCTGATGGGCAGCGCGCCCAGGGAGGCCCAAAGGAGCGTGCCCGGCGTCCCGACGAGGCTCATCGGCTGCTTGGCGCCTGCCGCGTTCGTCTCAGGGTAGAAATTGACTGAGCGTGAGGCGTCGATGTTGCCGGAGCGGCCCGCGTAGGTCGGGCCGACGAATGGTATATTCATAGCGCCCTCCGCAGCCTCATGATGCCCCGCCCGTCAGCACGCTGTAGCGCCCGCGGCCGCCCGGCGCCTCTATCCGCGCAGTCGGGGTGCGGCTGCTCATCGTCTCGATCACCTTCAGGGAGTCGCGGGCCAGGGTCACGATGTCCGCCGGGATGGGGCGCGCGTCTTCGTGGTACTGCCGCCACAGCCGTAATGCCAGGTTGTATTCGAGGGCCTCGTAATAGGCGGGCTGGAACGTGACCGCGTCCGTGGGCCTGTGGAACTCCGTAAGAGGCTTTTGCTCTCCCAGATAAAGCGTATACTGCGTAGATGCATCGGGCGCGGGATAGAGGCTGACGACGCCCGCAGGGACGGCCGCCTGGGCCGGCCCGGGGTCGAAGCAAAGGGCCAGCGGCCTGCCCGTGCTGACGGTCTTGTCCGGTAGGCGGTCGTACTCCCCCTGGGTGATGATCTCAAGGGGCGTGTCCGTCCCCGCGCTGTCGCGCACGAAAGCGTCCGTCACGCGGGAGGGCTTGTCCGTAGCGAAGTCGCCCGCCTCCCCTATCGTGTAGGCCCGCTTGCCGCCCGTCAGAGCAAACCCCTCGAGGACCGTCCCCAGGACGACCAGCGAGCGGACAGACCAAGCGTCGATCATGACGTTGAGCTTGAGCAGCCCGTCGGCGATCTCGTCCGCCCCGGGAGCTTCCTGCTTGGCGATTGCGCCAATGTCCTGTAGCGCGCATTTAATGATCTGTTGAACGGTGATAACCATAGCTCTCCTTTAAAGGGAAACCCCCCGATCATACGGAAAATACCAAAGAGTTACCCCTCACCCTGCCCTCTCCCCCAAGGGGAGAGAAAGTCGTTTTTTTCCGGCAGGAAAGAGGGGCCGGGAGATTTTCGATGGATTTTGCGCTGTTTTCGAAGGTGCCCGACGAGACTGTACAGTGGAAGTACGTCGAGGAGGCGCGCCGAGAAAACGGCGGAAAAGGCGCGAAAAGATCCCGGCCCCCATATCCACACCTAGCCCGTGATCCTGCAAGCCAACTCCGGGCGCAGACACGCCCAGCCGGCCAGCACGTCCACGCGGCACGGAAACTGGGCATAGTTGATGTCATACGCCCTTACTATCAGCATCGAGATGCCCTCGTACGTCTCGCGCGCCGCGAAATCGACGCCCTTAGGCATCTCCAGGTCGGCCGTCGCCAGGGTGAATGCGTCCTGGTGATAGGCCACGTTCATCGGGTACGACGTGTTCCCCGCGCCGCTCATCAGCGTGACCGGCGCATTCGCCGCCGGGCTGGCAGTTACGGTGCCGTTCGCCACGCCCGTCCCCGCCACAATGATCGATGGGTAGATAGGGATCGAGACGTTGCCGTTCGAGTCGGACGAGCAGTTAGCGGTCACGACGAAGTTCTGGAGGTAGCCCGTCGTCGTCTGGTTCTCCGGGTTGACGCCGTTGACCCCGGCGACGGAGATGATCTCTCCGGCCGTGAGGATGTTCGACACGGAGGCGGTCCAGCCTGACGTATTGAGCGTCGCGCCCGTCTGGCTGCCGGCCGCGACCACCGGCGTGCCGCCGTGCGCCCCGGTCGTCAGCATGTTGACGTTCTGGTCCATGGCGAACTCGAAGCCGAGGGCGCTGCCTATGACGCCCTTCCTGTACTGCTCGCCTATTGCCTTGGCGTCCTGGAAGAGGCCGGACAGCCCGCCGACGGATGCGGCCATCGCCGCCGGGTTGAGCACGCACCAGCGGTTCTCGTCCCTGGGCGTTGCCTGATTGTCAAGCTTCATGCCCGCGTTCAGGTAGACCTGGGGCGCGTTGTAGTTGAGGAGCGGGTAGGTGAACGAGCCGCCCGAGGTGCCGGGGGTCGTGCCGGGCGTGCCCACCTGGTTGAAGACGTTCGAGACGAGGGCGAGGCCGTCCTGGTCGATCTGCGAAGCCAGGCGCGCCATGGAGGGGACGAGCACCCGCTTCGAGAAATCGTCGAGAGAGAGGGTGAGCTCCTGCTGCGTGAAGCTCAAGCCCACCTGATAGTTCGTCGTCAGCGTCAGGGGGACCGTGCTCTCGTTCGTCGTCTGCGGCGCGAGCTGCGTGCCCTTCGTCACGTAGTAACGGTTCGGCAGCCTGACGTTGATTGTCGCGCCCACCTTGGCGCCCGATATGGCGAACTCCTTGCTGTACTGCTTGTTGACGTTCTTTACGAAGACCAGGTTGTTGTGGAGGACCCTTAAGGCCTCGCGCAATACCTGCGTCGGTGTTATGAGCGTGTTGGCCATGATTTATCTCCTTTTCCTTAAATGGCTGTACTGCGCCTCGTTCCGCCGTCTGACGAACTCCTCGATGGGGACCCGCTCGTCGTCCGTCTCGACGGCGCCTTTTGCGCCGCCCACGGGGACGACCGGCTCCGGTGCGGAAGAGACGCGTCTTGTCTGTGCCTGCTCGCCTCCGGCCGCGAGAAGCGATGCGATCCTGCCCAGCTCCACTGCGGCAGCCAGGGGGTTGCCGCTCTGGACCTGCCTGCCGTCGGGCAGCATGAGCGTTGGGGCGAGGTCGTAGATGCGCCTCGCTTCGTCCCTGTGCTGCGCGAGGTATCGCAGGAGCGCAGGCGCCGCATCGGACGCCTTGATGACTGCGGCCATCGTGTTGCTCACGTGTAGCGTTGCGTCGTTCACGATGTCGAAGACCTCCGGGTATTCCCCGGCCGCCGCCTGCCTGATGCGGGCGGCGAAGGCGCGGTCCGTCTCCGCGGCGCCGGTCGGTGGGGGCGGCGCCGCTCCGGGATACGCGGCGGCGTCAGCGGGAAAAGCGGCCGCGTCAGAGAGTGCTTCGCCTGCCGTGCCCGCGAGTGCCCCTGCCGCCGCGTCGAGCGCCGTGCCGCCGGCGGGATATTGCGCCAGGACTTCCTCATAATCATCGAACCTCTCGAAGGTCATCGGGTCGGGGGGTGAGACGCCCTGCCCCAGCGGGGCGCCCGGAGGCGCGTACTGTGGCTGCGGCTGCAAGGGCGCGCCGCCTTCCTGCCTCATCCGGCCTTCTGCTACACCCCTCCAGTAGGCCGCTGCCTCTTCTGCGCCGCGCCTCCTGCGCCTCTGGTCCTTCAGCTCCCGCACGACCTTGCTTTCCTGCCGGCCGTGCGCTGCCCTTTCGGGCGCTTCCTGCGAGGCGTCCCCGCCTTCGCCTTCGCCGGATGCCGAGTCCGGTCGCCCGTTTCCGGGCGTTGCGGCCTGTCCGTCCGTTGCTGCTGTGTCATCCATCGAGGGCGCCGACCCCTCGCTTCCGGCCCGGCCCGGGGCATATGCGCCCTGCGCCTGCGTGGTTTCTTCCACGGTAGTTGTCATGTTCGTTCTCCTTTTCGTTTTCCTCTCAGGCCCACTCGCTAAAGCACTTTTGTGAGCGGGGGGCTCGGCGAGCTTTGCTCGCCGAGGGGGTGCTGAACCCCAATAATCGGGCCAAACAAAAAGGACGACAGTGCAAGTGGTGTAGGCACCTACACTGCCGTCCTCTTTGTTCGCTTTCGTCTCACCCCGGCCTGGCCGGGCCCGGGCAAGAACCCGAAATTTTAGCTATTCCTTATCTCATTTTGCCACGCATTTTGTCACACCTGTTATCTGCAATATCAGCATCTTACACACCGTGACCCCTAAATCTTGTCACAGGTTTTGTCACGCCCCTGACCTCACTTTGGCCGAGGCGATTTTTGATGCATGAGTAGGAGTCGCTGATGGCGCGCGACGCAGCATACTTTTTGCGTATGTGAGGAGCCGCGCCGAACGCGACGACGACCTCAGGCGCAAAAAGCGCCCGGCCACCACCCACTCTCATCAACTAAACACCTCCGACAACAGGTCGAGCAGCATGTCCCTCACCTCACCCCTCTCACCCTGCGTTTCCCTCAACGCCTTCAATTTTTCTACCACTAGTTTCTGCTGCTCGACCTCCAACTGCATTCTTTTCACTTCCATTTCCATCATCTTGACTTGTAATTGTGGGGGCGGGGGCTGCGGCGGCCTCTGAGGCGCCCCCTCCTTGGGAGGCACAAGGGCGGGCGGCATGGTCCTCTCGATCCGCTCCGCGATCTCCTCCGCCCCCAAAAAATCCTGGAACTTATAGATCAGGTCTCCCGCCACGGTCATCACCTGCGGGAAGGCGGCGACGAGCCGCTCAAGGGACTGGGCCGCCTCCTGCCTCTGCGTAGAATAGCTCGGCCCGGTCGTGACAACCACGTCGTACTTGCCCACCGTAAGATCGTTGTACTTCGCCCCTGCGCCGCGTCTCGCCGCCAGGCGCGCGAGGGCCCCCCTGTCTAGGCCCGGGTAGCGCCGTCCGTCCGCGGCCAGCGCCTCCATAATGCGGCCGGCCGTCGTATTCACAGGCGCAAACTCTTCCGTCTCGTCGGCGTTACGCATCCGCACGTCGCGCTCGGTGTCATAGACCTGGGGAATCATCTCGTTAATGACGCGCCCCGAATGGGCGATGGAGCGGGCCAGGTTGTCGATGAAGGCAAAGGTCGCCACGTCGCCCGGTTTCTGGCGCTGCAATATCGCCTTTCCCGAAAGCTCCGGCCCCCTGTCGCCGATGTCCGCGGCGAACATGCCTATCGTGTCCTTGATCGCCTGCTTCGCCTGCCCGATCTGCTCGAAGACTGCGACGGGCACGCCGCTGACCGCCACACGCTGCGGCGGGGGCGCGCCCTGGTCGATGTTGTACTTCAGGAAGGGGAAATTCTCAGCGTTAGCGGCAGCGTAGTCGTTCTCGTAGCCCTCGAACTGCCGCGCGGTGCCTATCCACGGCGCCTTCGGTATCATATCGACGATCTCCGCCGAGTCGGTGACCCAGAAATTGAGGAGGCGCTGGGGGTCCTTGGCATCGCGGATGAGGCTGCGGACGTGGGTCTTCCCCTCGATGTTCCGCTCCGGCCCTTTGACTACGATGATGGGGATGTAGCGGCCCGGCACGTCTTTCGGGCCGTCGAGCACCTGGTTCGCGGTGATGGCGTACCAGCGCACGCGGGGCATCTCGACAGTGCGCTCGCCTGCTATCGTGAGGGATGGCGGCAGGGGCGGAAAAGGCTCGATTGGGGGCACGGCCCCCTGCGCTGCGGCGGACCGGCCGGCCGCATCCGGGACTTCATGGGGGTTTGGGGCCCCTGGGGCCATTGCAGCCGCCAAGGCCGTTTCGGCCTCTTGCCCGTCCGCGGCTTGGCCGGCGCGCCATTCGTCTGTGAGCCTTTCCGCCTCTGCCTTATCTAAAAGCTGCCCGTCGCCCATGAGGCATACGGTCTTTTTCTCGCGCTCGATCACGTAATAGTCGGCTATGAAAAACGCGCCTTGAGCGTACCACGCCTCCTGGCCCACGCCTTTGCCCGTTTTCACGGGATCGCCGGGCGGCTCCTTGCCTGGGAAGCGCTCCTCGAACTCCTCGGCCGTCACCTTTTCGAGGACGAAGCCGTATTTTGCGTCCGCGTAGACCTCCGATTTGGCCGAGGAATCCATATAGACGAGGAAGGGGTTGCGGATGCGCTCCAGGTAGACCTCCTGGAGGAAGGGGTTTTCTTCAGAATAACGCGTCAGCACGCGCCACGCCCCGTAGCCGCAGGAGACTGCCATCTCGCCCGCGTAGTCGTAGATGGCCTCAGCGTTGGAAGAGTACTCGATGCTCGCGATGAGGCCGCTGCGGACCTTGGCGATATGGATGTCGCCGGAGGAATCGACAGGGCGCACCTTGACGCGCGCCCGGTTTTGGCGCATGTCGCCCACGACCTGGTTTACGTACTTCGGCAGCTCGTTCGTCCGCAGGCATGGGCGCCCCCGGAGCCGGCGCCTCGCCTCCTCGGCAGCGTCCCACTGGTCGCCGTTAAGGAACTTCAGGTCTTCTATCGCCGCCTGCCTGTTGTGGTCGTCCGCGTCGATCTCGCGCTGGAGGCGCCGCGTTGCCGTATCCAGAAACTCCCGCTCATTGTTCATTACCATCTCCTTCCGAAATCCATACTGTCCATCACTGAGGTAACAGACCTATGTGCGGCGCGGGGAGTGAACCCTGCGGCGAACGTCCTGAAGGCGTCGGCGCCGTGGGAGCACCACGTGTGGGCCGGATGATTGGCGAGCTTCCTAGCCTGCTCGTCGTACTCCGCCGCGTATCCTTCGAGGGCCGCCAGGCCCCTGGCGCACCGCTTTTCGTCGAACCAGCAGCGGGACATGGCGTTCCGCGCGGCCTCGATGCCGGAGAGGACCGCCTGGGTGTCGCGCGGCCTGGGGACGACGATGACGGGCCGGATGCCGAGCGCCTCGGCCGTGCTCTTCCGGCTCGTGCCCGTGCCCAGCTCGCGCACGTCAGCGTCGTGTGGCATGTAGTGGTCCCCGTAGACGTACGGCTTTCCTTTAAGGACGGCCGCGTAGTGGGCAAGCCCCTCGCCTGCCGCCTCGTAATAGTCGATGAAGCGCAGCTCGCGGCCGATCGCCTGCATGAACCAGATGGACGTCGAGTCGTCCATCCCCAGGTCCCAGAAGGTGTAGACCTCCTGGCCGGCAGCGTGCGGGACGGGGCCGATGCGCCCCTCCGAGCGCGCTGCTGCAAGCTGCTTGGCGTAATAGGCGCCGTGGACCATCCCCTCGAAGGAGCATTTATATTCCTGGAGGAAGAGAAGCTCCCCCTCGGCCTCGCCGAACTCGGCGCAGAGCTCGCGGCGCTCCTGCTCCAGGCGCTCCGGCAGGAAGACGGGCGTGTCTGCCGCGGAGAGGACGCGGGTAAACCAGCCTTCCTCCAGGCGCGCGAAGTCGTAGAGGGTCTTGCCGTGGTTGCGCCCGCGCGGCGTGTAGATGAAGAGCGCCCAGCCGCCGTTCTCCGCCAGGATCGGCCGGAAATATGCCCAGGCCATCGGGTCGGCCAGGGCGTATTCGGAAAAGACGATGCCCACGGGCGGCGAGCCGACGAGGGAGTCGTAGCTGTCGGAGCCGACAAGCTGCCACGTCGAGCCGTTGGCAAGCTCGATCAGCATCTCGCCGTCGAGGGTCCTCCGCCTGATCTCGGCGGGGAACGCCTCGTCGATGCGGCGCAGCCCCGTGCGCGGGTTGACCGCCTCCCATATGACGCGCCGCGCCTGGCCGTACTGGGGAAGCATGTGCCAGTAGTTGCCTGCCCGCTGCATGGCGGCGACGGCCGCGAAATGGAGGGCCACCTCGTCTTTGCCCCAGCGCCTGTGGGCCACCATCACCGCGCGCTTCCCGCCGGACTCAAGGTAATCCCACAAGGGGCGCTGATCGGGGCGGGGGGACCAGTTCCGGGGCAGCGTGATGACAGGGGCGGAAAGCCCGGCGGTTTGAGAGGCTTTCGTGGGAACCGGCCGCGTTTTGCGGGCGGCGGTCTTAGGCCGGGGCAATGCACTTGCGGTGCCGACGGCACTACGGACGGGCACGGTTTTTGCGGTACAGCCGCCCGTTCTACCTGCCATCTTCCACCTCCGCGAACCTGATGATCCGGACGATCAGGCCGCCGTTGCCTTTGCGGTCGGCCGCTTCCTGGCTGCCCGTACGCCTGTAACCTTTGTGCGCCTCGATATCCTGCCGCGCCTTCTGCCTGATGGACATCGCCTTCAGGTCGGGCGCGTCGCCCCCTACCCGCAGCTCCTCTTCGAGCTGGTCCACCAGGAGCTCGTCAGGGATGCGCTCCTCCAGCCGGGCGATGAAGCCTTCGTAGGCGCCTGCGGGCCTGCGGCCGTCCCCGCCGCCTTCTTTCCTTCCCTGTCTTTTTTTCTTCTCCACCGTGCTCAT